CCAGTGGCTTTCTCGCCCACGCGATACGATGATTCTGATTACATCCACGTCGCTTCGAGAAGCTCGTAAGCGTATCTGGGGATCGGTGATCGCTTTGCTGAGTGTCATTGACGGGGCACCAATCAAGATTCGTGACTCGATTGGTAGCGCAAACTACGTCGACGAGAACGGCATCACGTTCGACCGAGCTGGACTTTCCCTGATCGCCGCTGAGCGGTCGCGTACGAAAGAGGCCATCGGAAAGATCATCGGTATCAAACAGAAACGCCTGATCTTGATTGCAGACGAGCTTGGTGAGTTATCGGAGTCAATCATCTCCGGTGCCGTAGCCAACCTCTCGAAGAACCCGTTCTTCCAATGCGTCGGTCTGAGCAACCCTGCGTCTCGTTTTGATGCGTTCGGAGTGTGGTCGGCACCAGAAGAAGGCTGGGACTCGATCAACGTCTTGTCGGACTACGAGTGGAAGACCAAGTGGGGAGGACGCTACATCCGACTGGATGGTGAGCGTAACCCCAACGTGACGGCTGGATATACAAAGTATTCATTCATACCCAGCGAAGAGCAGATGGAGGAGGACAGGCGACTCATGGGAGACTCAAGCCGACTCTACTACCGAATGGTCAAAGCCGTGTTCTTCGACTCGGACGGCGACGACACGATCTACTCGGAAGGCGATCTGATTCGTTGCCGCGCCACAAGTCGTATTCAGTTTGTTGGCAAGACCCATAAGATCTGTGGGGTCGACCTTGGTTTCACCTCTGGCGGGGACGCGACGATGATGGTGTTCGCTACGGTTGGCACCAATACCGACGGCCAGTACTGTGTTCAGTTTGATGAAGCTGTCAGGGTAAACGACGATGCCACCAACAAGGCGATCCCGCGAACGTACCAAGTCGTCGAGGCGATCAAGCGCGAGTGCATCAAACGCAATGTGCCAGCGGCCAACGTGGGACTTGATGCCACGGGCGCGGGTGATCCATTCTGTGACGTTCTCTCAGGCGAGTGGTCGTCTGAGATCTACCGTGTGAAGTTCGGCGGAGCCGCATCGGACAAAAAGGTCAGCCCCAACTCGAAGATGACTGGTGGAGACCTGTATCTGAATCGTGTATCCGAACTCTGGTTCGTGTCCAAGGAACTGATGCGTAACCAACAGGTGTTCGGCATCTCAGATGAAATGGCGCGGGAGATGACAGCCCGCTCCTATTCCATGGTCAAGGGTACAGGAATCAGGATAAAGGTTGAATCCAAGCAAGACCTCAAGGCGAAGCTCGGACACTCACCCGACTTGACGGATGCGGCGTTCATTGCGGTGGACCTAGCGCGATCGCGCTTCGGGCTCGTGGCGATGGAGCCGCTCAAGGTGCAGCAGAACGAACTCGGACTGTTCACCCGACGAGGGCCACGCACGATGAAAGACCTCGATGTGGCCTCAAGGTCGCCCCACTCCCACCTTTCGGACATCTAACTAATCCAGAAAAAGTATGAAAAGTTTTTTCAAAGGGTGTGTATCATGTTTGAAAGAATACATTGTAAATTTTCAAACTTGATACCTCTTTAATAGAAAAGTTTTATACTGTATTTTGAAGAGCAAAATTCTTATGTTTTTACACTGAGATTTTTCCTTGCGCGTGTAGGGTCGAGTCGTATACTGCGCGATATGAGTGTTAGCGGAGAACTTTTTGGCAACCTAGATAACTTTCGCAGGACGTCTATGACTGGACCGGATGCGCGTAAGCCTTTCGGTCGCGGCGTGTCCAGTGACCTCGATCGCGAAGCGCGTAAGTTGCGCCGTCAAGGCTTTGGTAAAGAGGCTGGTCAGTTTGCAGCACAGGCTGCAGCTCAGCGTGTAGCCGAGTATGAGAAGTTTGGAACCAACATGCCGTCCTCTGAGGAGCGCGGTCAAATGCGTATTGCTGAGACCGAACAAGCTCGCCAAGATGCAGAGCAAAAGAACCGTCTTGCTAACGCTATGATCGGGTTCTACGAAGGTCGCATCGGTTCCGCAGGACAGCAGTCACCTACAGGTCAACAACCCACGGGCGTTCCCGGAGGTGCTACCGTTACTGGCAAGTTGATGGCCACGGAACAGACAGGCTTCAAATCTGATCTCGCCAATCGAGCCGCACAAGAACTTTACGGTGGTGAGATGAACAAGGGCAGTAAGGATTTTGCTTCTGAGACGGGTAAGTCCATCAACTTTAGGCAGGGACTTGATCGGTCGATCGGGATGGCGAAGACCCCCCAAGAGATCGACGAACTCCGCAAAGTAGGACAGGCCGCCGGTATCTCAGACGAGGCATTCAATAAGCGCGTATCCTTCTGGAACCAACAACGCCGATAATTCTATGGACGAAGACGAATTTTCTTTTTCAAACGACATCGCGCCTATGCAGGGCAACTTCGTATCCGGAGTCCTGAATAGTCGTAACATGTCGACTCAGAACAAAACCAGATTCCTGACTCAGGTCGCTGACCAACGGCTCAACGCTGCTAAGGAGTATGCGAAGGTAGCTGAGATGAAAGATGTTTCGCGTATTCGTGAAGCCCAGTATCAGTCGTCACTCTTGCAGATCGAAGAACAACGTCGCAAGGCTGAGATGGAGAAGCAGGGTATGCAGGGATCCAACGAGCTTGTCGCTCAGAAATTGCAAGAGATCATCAACGAGCCCGATCGCGATGCTCGTTTGATGAAGGTCTCAGAGTTTGGTGTGCAAAACGCCGCAGCAATCAGATACAACCCTGTTGTCAAACAGGCTTTCAACTCAGCTATGATGAGCGTCAATACCGCCTCGAATAACCGAGGCGGAACAACGCTTGGAGAGTTGTCCGAGAAGGGCATCCTACCTTCGCAGCTAAATCTGACACCAGAGCAACAGATGAACCCTAACACTGTGGTCCCGCCAGAGCAAGTTGCTAAGGCCGTAGGCGGTCAACTCAAAACTGAAGCCGAACAACGTGCTCTTGTGGCTCAGCAGAAAGCTGCGATGAGTCTCGAAAAAGAAAAAAGATCTGCCGCTCACCGTGAGTACCTATCCAATGCAGAGTCTCTGACCAAACTAGGGTCGACGGACAACCCCTTCCCAGTGCTCGATCGACTAGTAAACCGACTAGGCGGCGACGAAGAAAAAGCAAAAGCAGCAGAACTCGCCAAGAAATACAAAGAAGCGCGAGAGAAGCAAACAGGTATTGCCGATGTGTTCACTGAAGCTCGCGACTTTGGTCTTAGTATTAACGAGAAAGCAAACCCATACGCCCAGCGTGATCCTAAAGAAGACGAGGCCATTAAAAAACAAACAGGAACGAAAAATCTTTTTAACTAACGACAGTTTTTAACCTAACTACAACACCCAATAACATACCGCTATGTCGGACATCCTATCATTTGAAGAGTGGTCGAAACAAAATTCGACCGAAACCGATTCCGTTAAACAACTCAAAGGCTTTGCCGGATACGTCCGACAAGAGCACTGGAAGAATGGAACTTATGACGCCAACGTCGAAGAGGGAATCAAGCAGGGACTTGACTCCAAAGTTAAACAGCTTGGTCTATTGACCGACGACACACCAGATGAGGAGATCGCAAATCTCCGAACTCAACTCACCAAGCCTGAGCGATCGATTGACGCTGAGGCTAATTTTGTCTACGACGACATTCGGTTTTCGGGACTTCCTGAGAACCACCCGCTATCTGCAGAAGATCAGGATGTGGTATCGCGGTACGTAGCAGCCAAAGGACTTGCTGAAGAAACCAGTGACCCAACCTACTTGGCGCAAATGGATCAGTATCGACCAGAGGTCGAGAGAATCTTGGGAGACAAGTCTATTGTAAACCGAGCCAAGCAGAATGCTCTTGCCCGTGGTGACGTTGCGGCTGTGGCTATCGAAGACGACGCAGGTAATCGCCTTATCAATGTTGGCCCCAATCCTGATAAAGACGTGGTTCGTGCACAGACTGCGGATCTGTTGAACCGTGGTGCTATCACAGCTGAGGACATCCCGTCCTTGAACCTGAGTTTTGAACGTAGTGCTTACGGAGCGTCGATGGCCGAGCTTGCTCGTCAAGAGACATTTAACTCAGAGCTCTCTGCTATTGTAAAAGGAGACAAAAACATCGGTGAGATGATCAATCAAGATATGGTCGCCGCCACAACTCGCGAAGCAGAATCACAAGAGAGTCTCGCTCAGAGTGCTCTTAACGCTGCAAAGGACGGTGTTGGTACCGTCGTATCAGTTTTGGCAGACACCGTGATACCTCTCAAAGACGGAGACATCGGCAACCCAGTAGAAGCCTACCAGAAAGTCGTTAAAGCTGAACAAGACCTAACGGCAAATCGTCGTGATTTGTTACTTGAGACTCTTCGAGGGACGGCGTTGGCCGACAAGTATTCTGACGATGAGCTTGCCCGATTTACTGACGACTACCTACTGGCTAGTCGTGGCCCTACGTACAACAAAGACAAAGTCGGATCTGGTGTAGCTGTCACGTCTACTGGGGTTCCAGTTATCGCTCAGAGTCTTGCGTTTCGCCCAGACGATCTTGAGAAACACATGGAGGCCGCACAGCTCAATGACTTCCAAAAAACACATGCGCGTGATAACGCTTCGAGAGTAGCCGACGAGAGAGCTGGATACGTCGCTTCATTTCTTGCTCGTGAAGATGAAGACTTTACTGATGCGCTTGCTACGGCACGTAAGGATGGTAAGACGGATAAAGAGTTCGTAACTGAATGGCTTGCTGACAACGACAACTACGACAACTTTACGAATAGAGCTCAGTCTTTTGGTCTGGAGGCAATCAAAGCGATCGGCACTACTGCTCTGACTGGAGCACTCATTGTGTCTGGTGGTAACGAAGACGTAGCAAAAACCCTCGTTCAAATATCTAAAGCTGGATCAAATTACCAAGAGTACGCTGAGCTGTTCGGCGATAATTTTGGCGTGGGTCAACAGTTGGTTAACATCGTACCTTCTGTAGCGACTGATTTGTTGATCGGTGCCGGTACCGGTGGGGTGTACATTGCTGCCAAGAAAGCTGCTGTAGGTGTAGCCAGTCGCGCTGCTTCTCGCGTTGCATCTAAGATTGCGACGAACGCAGTCACTCAAAGTGCTTCCAAACTGATTACGAATACCCTTGGTAAGGCGGTATCGAAGATGCCTAGTGCCACGGCAGCGTTGTCAGATGCGATTAGTTCGAGCACAACCAAGAAAGCGTTCAGCGCGATCGCCTCAGGCTTGGAGAAAGGAACGCTGGCCGCTGGTCGGTTTACCGACAACTTTGCTTCTGTCGGTCCGTCGTCGTTCTTGCGATCCGCTGGTTCCACCTATGCTTCGATCTACGACCAGTTGCCGAAGACAATGAGCCACGAGGAGAAACACGAAGCCTCGATCGGCTATGCCGTCACGAGTGGTTTGTTCACCGCATCGCTCACTGCAGGACTGTCCGCCTTGAACTTTGGGGGAACTGAAAAACTGATCACCAAGAACCTTGACGATCTAACCTACCGCCAGATCAGTCGACTCTACTCCGAGACTCGCCGTGCCGCTCAAAACGTATCGGACGCTGCAATCAAGAAAGCCGTGCGTCAGCAAACAGCTGGGGCCTTCCGCTCTCTGATCCGCGAACATGCCGAGGGATTCGTATCTGAAGGTTTTGAAGAGTCAGTTGATCAGGTGTTTCAGGTCATCATGGAACGCGCTGCCACGAAGAAGGACACGCCGATTCGCGAGATTGGATCTCAGGTGTTCGATTCGTTTGTTCTTGGTGGTTTGATGGGTACAGGATCTGCAGCTATTCGCCAAGTCACTCCCACGTTGACCAAGTCTGGAGCTGAACTCGACCGTCAGCGAATGGAGAAGGCTCGTGTTGAGCTTTATCGTGGCATCGCCAGCCGCTTGACCGAGGCCAACAGTCCGAAGACTGCTGAGGCTCTCGCACAGCGTTTCTCTGAGGCAGATGCTGCAGCTGCGGCCGCTTCTGCTATCACACCTGAGACTCAGGCTCCGGCTACCGATCTCAATACCCTTGACCCTGTGAACCTACCTTCTGCCGACATCTTTGAGCGGTGGGACCCAGCCGATCAAGAGACAGGCCTACTTGCTGATTTCGAGGGAACTCTCGTCACCGCGTACGACCGTCAGGGTATCCTCAAGAGGGATGAGAACGGGGAGATGTATCTCGAATACCGTGAGCGTACTCCATCAGGCAAACAAGGCGATCCTCAACGGATGAACCTAGGTAACGCTGTGACTCCTGCGAAAGGAATCGTCAGCCGTAAGTTCACCGCGCTGCAGACCAAGCAAGACATCGGCGAAGTAAAGGCTGGAAGCATTGTCATCAAACGAGGTAAGACTTACTTCGCTCTACCTCACGTATCCGAGGACGGTGCTACTCCATACGTCGTGCGTAACTCAAAAGGTAAACCCATCGGTCTCGGATTCCGTAATGCCAAGATGGTAGGAAGCAACGCTACTCAGGACATCCTCGTGTCGTTTAACGACCCTGTGTTTGACGTCGCTCGTTACTACGGTATGGACTTCTCTAAGGAGGACACGCTAACACCAGCGGACACCAATACTAAGACACCACGAGTTTCCAAAGAAGAACGCGACAGACAGAAAGCGGAGGCCGAGGCTAATCGTGCTGTTCTTGTTAGTGATGAAGAAGCTCAAAAAACTGCTGAGCTCTCAGCACTCGTTACCAAGTATCCGGGAATTGACGTAATCAGAGACAAGGATACTAAGTTAGAAGACCTCCCATTAGCTGAGCTTACAAATCTAAGAGAAGCTCTCGATGATGTAGTCGGTGATACTGAAGTGACGGATGAAGTCAAGACCATCTTGAACTCTATCCGAAACGAGGTGTACACTTTGGAAGCTGAAAAGAATGATTTTGAAATCATCCAACGCAGAGAGTTCCAGCCTATTGCTAATGAGAACCTTGACGACATCATTGAGTATCTTCCCAAGACCTTCAAGATCCAAGATGAGTTCCAGCTGATCAAGGTCATCATTGACGGAGAGGAGATGGTTCTCCGCCCACTTCGTTTGGATCGTAAGAAACGGCAAGTTGTCGTGGACTTGAACGGCTATGAGCACGAGGTTCCTCTTGAGGACGTTGATGCTTCTGTGTTTGAGGGCTATCAGAACGATATTGAGGTTCAGAAGAAAACCGATAAGCGAATCTCCAGCATCCAGAGCATTCGACAAATGTCTGAAGAGGAGCTTGCGGACTTCTCATCTGTTCTTGATGAGCTAGAGCAACTCTACGACGGCAAGAGTGAGCAGGTGACAAATTCAATCACCCGTGCTCGCACTAACCTAAACAAGGTGTTAGCCGAGAACCAAGCCCGTGCTGAGAAGGAAGCTGCCAAAGCTGCTAAAGCGGCTACAGCAGAGGAAGCTAAGGCAACGAAGACCACGAAGTCTAAGAAAGCTGCTGAGCCTGAAACAAACCCAACACCGGAGAAACAGAAGGGCAAGCGTAGATCTCGTAACAAGATCAAAGAGAATGTCATCGAGGACATTGCTTCTGGTGATAGCGATGTCGACGAAGACGAAGATCAAGATGTCGACGAGACACCAAAAACAGAGATCGTGTCTGACGCATCACCTCTCACCGAT